TTAGAAGAACTTATACCTTATATTGAGGCAGATGGTGGATGGTTAGAGTTTGTAGAAATAGAAGAAGAAACAAATTTTGTTAAAGTAAGATTAGGTGGTGCATGTTCTACATGTGCAATGAGTGCCATTACTTTAAAACAAGGAATAGAAAGTAAGTTGATGCACGAAATACCCGATTGTTATGGAGTAGTACAAGTATTGTAATGGAATTTGATGATCAATTGAAACTTGGGCATTTATTGCTCAATGATAGAAAGTGTCGAATTTGTGGAGAAGAGAAGAATTTAATTGAAGGTTTTTATAGAACCCGTAAAAATAGAGGTGCTACAGCATCCTCATATGCATATGAATGTAAGGTATGCACAATCAAAAGAATAGTAGAAAATAGAAAAAAGAGAGCACCTTTTATTGATTGGCAATATCCTGATTGGTAGTGTTCATGCATTGTTTCCCCATTGAAAAAGGGTATTTGAATAAATAATTTCAGATAATCTGAGACTCGGAGAGTAATAAGATGCCCATCAATTTAGCATCTCCTGGAATTGTAGTAAAGGAAGTAGATCTAACCATAGGTAGAGTTGATTCTGCAACTGATAAGACTGCTGCGGTTGTAGGGGGTTTTGAGAAAGGACCAGTAGATCTGCCTATCATAATAGAGAATGAACAAGATTTAATAGACACTTTTGGCGAACCAAGACCCGTTGACGGTCAGTATGAAACTTGGTTAGCTGCATCATCATACTTATCGTATGGTGGAGTAATGAGTGTTGTGAGAGCAGAAAATGACAATCTTAGAAATGCAAATGTAAACCCAAGTGGAATATCAACAACAATAGTAATCAATAGTGTAGATGATTATACCAATAAGGGTTATGATGAGAGTACCATTTCTAATGTAGCAATTGCTGCAAAAAATCCAGGTGGATGGGCAAATGGTTTAAAGGTTGCCATAATTGATAATAAAGTAGATCAAACACTTTCTGTAGGAAGCACTGCTTCTTCAGTAGTTGGATCTGGTGTTACTCAAACATTTTCAAAAGAAGTTCAGGGTATAGGAACATATGCAACTGAAACTGGATATCTAAAAGGTATTATTACTGAGATAGGTGCTGGTACTTTAGGTGTTAAGGTACTTTCATTTGTTAATAATTCAGGTATTGAAACTTCAGTAACATATAATTCAGTTTATGAATTTGATAATGCATCTAACATTGCAATTCATACTGCTGGACAAGCCACTGCACAAGAAGCAACAGTTTCTGTTACATCTGCAGTAGATTGGTTTGATAGACAACAAATTCAATTAACTAATGGAGATAACATAAGCTGGAATACTATTTCAGAACGTCCAGGAACTTCTTCTTATGCTGATGCAAGAAATTCACTAAACGATGAAGTTCATGTTGTAGTTATAGATGATGCTGGAACTATTACTGGTAATTCAGGAAGTATTCTAGAAAAGAATTTAAATCTTTCTAAGGCAAAAGATGCTGAGTTTTCTACTGCATCTGCTTCTTATTGGAGAAAGTTCTTAGCAAGCAATTCAGAATTTATCTTTGGTGGTAGTTCACCACATGATACTGATAGTACACATGCTGGAGTAACAACTACTTCATATGTTATTTCTGATGGTGCTGCCCCTGATGGATCTGGTTTTGATAAATTAGGTGATATTGATTGGGATCAAAACGCTGAAGGAATTAAGTTTGGTGGAGTTGGTGCTAGAACCTATACATTAGGTGGTGGTAAGAACTACAATGGAGAAACTGGAATTACTACAGCAGGTGCATTAAAACCAACACTTGCAAATCTAATCAGTGGATACAAACTTTATGAGAATACTGAACAGTATGATATTGATTTCCTTATCATGGGAAGTGCAAACTACTCTGAAGTAGAAGCTGCATCACTTGCTAATCAATTAATTGCTGTAGCAGATCTTAGAAAAGATGCAATTGCTTTCATATCTCCTTATAAGGAATCATTCTTAAAGGATGCAGGAAGTACAAGTGCAGAAGTTCGTGGTTCAGATACTATAACAGATAATGTTATAAGTTATGCTAATAGACTTACATCATCAACATATGGAGTATTCGATAGTGGATACAAGTATATGTTTGATAGATTTGCAAATACATTCAGATATGTTCCATTAAATGGTGACATCGCTGGAATGTGTGCTAGAAACGATATTAATAATTTCCCATGGTTCTCACCAGCAGGTACTGCAAGAGGTGCAGTATTAAATGCTGTGAAGTTGGGATATAACCCATCACAATTACAGAGAGATAAACTTTATTCAAATAGAGTTAATCCAGTTATCTTCTTACCAGGAGCAGGAATTGTTCTTTACGGTGATAAGACTGGATTTGGTAAATCATCTGCATTTGATAGAATCAATGTTCGCAGATTGTTTATCTATCTTGAAGATGCAATCTCTGCTGCTGCTAAAGATCAACTCTTCGAATTTAATGATGAAATTACAAGGACTAACTTTGTAAATATTGTTGAACCATTCCTAAGAGATGTTCAAGCAAAGAGAGGTATCTTTGACTTTAGAGTTGTTTGTGATGAGACAAATAACACTGCTGCTATTATAGATAACAATGAATTTGTAGCAGACATCTTTATTAAACCTGCAAGATCAATTAACTTCATCGGTCTTACATTTGTTGCTACCAGAACTGGCATTTCATTTGAAGAAGTTATCGGTACTGTCAACTAGAGGAATAAACAATTATGGCAACCCAATTTAATAAACCACCATTAAGAACAATTAGTGGTTTTAAAAGTAAATTAGCAGGTGGTGGAACCAGACCGAATTTATTTGAAGTTGAAATGGCTTTCCCAAGTCCGATAGCAATTGAAAATGATGTTAAAGAAAAGTCAAGGTTCTTAGTTAAAGCAGCTGCTTTACCTGCATCAAACATAACACCAATTGATGTTAATTTTAGAGGTAGGATTCTTAAGATAGCAGGTGATAGAACATTCGATACATGGACTATTACTGTTCTTAATGATGTTGACTTCTCAATTCGTTCTGCATTTGAAAAGTGGATGAATTTCATCAACAAAATGTCTGATGCTACAGGTGCTCAAGATCCTGCAGAGTATCAACCAGATGCATATGTTCACCAATTAGATCGTGATGGTTCTACACTTAGAACTTATAAATTCCACGATGTATTCCCAACCAATATTAGTCAAATAGATCTCTCATATGAGACTGTTGATGCTATTGAAGAATTTACTGTAGAAATGCAGGTTCAGTGGTGGGAAGCACTTAAAGGTGTTGGTGCCAATGCAGGTGGAGAAGACATCAACTAAAATAAGCTAAATAGTGCTATAATAGAAAAGTAAGGCAAAATTATACAATGGCAAAACTTTTTGGATTCTCTATTGACGACAGCCAAAATAAGGCTCCCTCTGTGGTATCCCCCGTTCCTCCTTCAAACGAGGACGGGGTTGATTATTATATTCAATCTGGATTTTATGGACAATATGTAGATATTGAAGGTGTATTTAAGACAGAATATGATTTAATAAGAAGATATAGAGAAATGGCACTTCATCCAGAAGCAGATGGTGCAATTGAAGATGTCGTTAATGAAGCAATCGTAAGTGATTTATATGATTCTCCAGTAGAAATAGAATTGTCTAATGTAAATGCTAGTGATAAAGTAAAAGATACTATTAGAAGAGAATTCAAAGGAATTAAAGAAATGTTGGACTTTGATAAAAAGTCCCATGAAATGTTTAGAAATTGGTATGTAGATGGTAGATTATATTATCTAAAAGTTATTGATACTAAAAAACCTGAGGAAGGAATTCAAGAGATCAGATATATTGATCCTATGAAGATGAAATTTGTTCGTCAAGAGAAAAAGGATAAGAACAAAGCAATGGGTGGAGTAGATCTCCAAAATGTATTTAAAGGTAATGCTAGAGATATATACCCAGAAATTGAAGAATATTATATTTACACTCCAAAACCAAATTATCCAACAGGAATGTTAGGTGGTGGTTCTAATTCCAAGGGTTCAGTTAAAATTGCAAAGGATTCAATTACCTATGTAACCTCTGGTTTATTTGATAGAAATAAGGGAACTTGTTTATCATATCTCCATAAAGCAATCAAGGCACTTAA